GTGAATATCCATCTGTTTATCAAGAAGCTTTTGAAATTGCTACTGCATGATCATACCGAGAAAGTCAGATAAACATGGCTTATCAACAAAATAGAGTTACTAGAGTGCCTTATGATCCTAATCTTATGGTTTACACTTGCCGAGATATCTGATGAGCATGATGATGAGATGACACAAGTGTACGATTCTTCCAAATATTTAGTAATGAAATACGCCGAATTGACTACCGAGATTGATCATGATATGCTATGCTATATGTTTTAAAGAATATTATATCTGAAAAACCTTATAAATATGCTGCACATATTTGACCGCATGATATGAGGGTACATGAACAAATGAGTTGAGAAACTAGACTAGAGATAGCAAAGAAAGCTTGATTTAAGTTTACTTTAGTTGAATCTCCTAATTGAGCAGTTTCAAATAGAATTGATATCGTACGTAATTTATTTCCAAACATGCGATTTGATAGCAAGTTCTGTTTAGCTTGACTAAACAAGATAAAAAACTATAGAAGAAAACGAAACGAATCAACATGATCGTTTATGGATCAAGTTGATAAAAACTGATCACAACATAGTGCCGATAGTATTTGATACTGATGTCAGTATATATCCGAATACTTGTTGCCCAAACTATGAAAGAGTGATGCAGAAGAAACAGTAATTAAAATGAACCAAAACATAAGAAAGGGATAATTTATTTTCTAATAATCAATAAATGGTTAAAAAATCTAAATCAGAAGATGAATACATGATAGCTAGAAAAAAGACTGCTGAAAAAGATATCAGAGAAGATATACTAGAAAAAATGGAAGATGATAAATGAGTTAATCTTTGAACTTTCAAATGAGAAGCTTACGATGAATCAATGTCAGAAGATGAACAAGAAGAAGTCAGAGTTGCAGTTATGAAAGAATTGAAAATATCTGAAGATGCTTTATCAACAATTCTATCAGAATATACAGACGTTAAAAAAGCTTACTTAGATAACGAAAAACGTGAAGATCCTTTCTATGTAGATTATAACTTATTATTCAATAATGTTGATATGCTTATGGCTTTGTCATATTCAAACGAGATGAAAGCTATATTTACATGAACATCATCTGCTGACCACCAAAATAGTGATATAATTACAAAGACTGCTGAATATGAATACAGAGAAGAAATGAACATGGATATTACAGAATATGAATTATTGATGGATAATTATTTATTCTGAATGTGATCTGTAATACGAGAACGAGATGAAACAACAAATACTCCAATACCTAAATGCTGACCTGCTGAATACTTTAGACCTGATCCATTATGACGATGACACGTTGATAAATATAGAAATTTCTGATGGTATTGAAAAATGACTAAGTACCAAATGAGAACAGTATGAGATTTTTTCAATATTGATAAACTTGTAACAACTAGCCGAGATAAACAAGATAATTCTGACTTAAATAATAACTGATCTAATGTTTCAATATCTCCTGAAGATTCAACAGATGAGAATGCTTATTTTGATGTATATAATCATTTTAGAACTAAAGAAGATTGAACAAAATGTTTAGTTACACTTAGTGATTGATGAAAGACATTGATAAGATATATAGAACTTGACTATAAGATATGATGAAAACCAGTATTTCCTGTATCATTCTTATTTTGGAAGCCTAAAAAATGATTCCCAATGTGAATCAGATTATATGATTTATGAGCAAGAAAACAGAAAGTGTTATCACTATTATTGAATCTTGCAGTTAAAAAAGCAGTTAGATCAAGTCTTTGAAATCATATTATTGTTGATGAAGCAGCAGTTAAGAATAAGAATCAATTAAGACAGCTTACAGAGTTCCCTGAAATAATATTAGTTGATACACTTGATTGAGCAAAAAATCTAAACAATACAGTTGCTGAATTACAACGCTCACAAGTTCCACAAGATAATTATAATACAGATGAAAGAATTAAACAGTTGAACTATGAAGAAACATCTATCTGACCAAATCAATTATGAGTAAGTCCTGCATGAGAGCAGACATTATGAGAAGTTAGAGATAATGCTGCAAATTCTAATGTAAGATTATCACTAGCAAATAGAGTTTCTATGATATTTTGGAAAGATTTTTATAGAAAATGGTTAATGATGAAGCAATATCATTATCCTGCTTGATTGAAGAAACAAATCACAGTAGCTAGAGAATTTGGAGATAAATATATGACGTTTGAAAGAAAATATCTTGATATGTCATGAGATCCACATATAGCAATCAGATCAAAATTTGATATAGAACAGAAGAATAAGAAATTATTTGCAAATCATGTTATATTACACAGTTATATAGTGCAGTTATCAACACAACCACACGTACCATTATCAGTCAGATTATCTATGCGTAAATCACTTAGATTGCTTTGATACGAAGAAGATGAGATAATGGAATATATAGATGAATCTGCAGAAGAACAGGAAGCAAAAGCACAACTAGCAATGTTGAATAGAGATGAAAAACTTGAACCACTTACACCCGATCAAATTGATGAGTTCCATGAAGATTATTTGCATGTATATAAACAAGCAAAAACTAATGAAGCAACAAAAGCTGCAGTTATGGATAGAATCAGATTGAAGAAAGCTAGAGATGCAAAGAATGTAAAATTATATCAATTACAACAGCAACAAGCTTGATGATGATGAGTAAATAGCAATACAGCAGATGTATTAAAGGGCTGAACAAATCAGAACTCAACACTACAAGATGTGCAAATGTAATCTTTTATTTATTTATATATATCATGAACGAAAAAGATCAATATGTCTTAGAAAAATTACAAAGACAATTAGAATTGACAACAGATGCAGATGAAGCTGAAAGAATCCAAGAACAAATTGATGAATTAGAATGAACAGAATCAAAACCAAAGAAAAAAAAGAAGTAGAACATTTTTACAGTACGTGTTGTGTAACCACGCAACATGTACAATTAAAGGTATTCTACCTATTTTATATTTTACAAAAAACATCATGTCAGATGATTTAAAAACTAAAACCACAGAAGAAAATTTAGAACAAGTACAAAAAGAAAAAATTGCAGCGGAAGCTATTAAAACTGATGCTGAATTAAATGCAGAAAAAGATAGAAAAGATCGGGAAGCTGCTATTGTAATGCGAGATGAGAAAAAAGAAGAACTTATGAAACCAGTAAGTCAATGATTGATAGCAACCTGATGAACTGATTTTCTCACAAAAGAATGAGTTACTGCTCACATGAATATCCGAATGTCGCAATATCTAAAAAGAATGGCTAAGATATGTATTGAGAATCCAATACTTATTAAACTAAATCAAGATACAGCACTAGAAATTGAAAAAGCTATTGAAGATGCAGTAACAGAACATGAACAATTTGAAAGCAAGAAATCACTTGCTGCAACACTTCATCACATACAAAAATTAAAAGATGAAATTGATCCTGAAAATGTTTGAACAGTATTAGAACAGGAGAGAGAAATTATAAGACAACTTAAAAATATAATAAATACATTATAATTTTATAAATAAAAAACATCATCATGACTACAGAATTTGAAAAAGAAATACCATGATCTTGATGACAGTCTATATGAGTTATATGATTTGATATGGATTGTGATTGAACAGTAGAATATGTTAAAAAAATGTTTAAACCATCTAAGATTGATCAGGTTCTAACTTTTTATGGTATTCCATTTATCTATAAGAATGAGTATAGAAAATATCTTAAATACAGAATACAGAAAAGACACTATTGAATAGTTAACGATTATTTCACTGCAATATTGGCTTCTGAATGATACGATGTATCAGATTTTGATTACTGAAAGTTACAAGATGATTACAATATATCTGTACCAGTTGCAGAACATACATGATTAAATATGCACGTAAACTACGATGATTTCTTAAAGAAAGATGCAGCTCATAGAGAAGCACTTATAAGATGATGAGAAACAGAAAAAGATCAACAGATACAGAACATGCTAGAAATGATGGCTGAAATGAGAGAAGAAATGAAGTTATTGAAAAACATAGCATGACAACCTAATGCTTTATTATCTAAAGAAAATACTAATGACTGAACCAGTCCAAGCTGAAGCGACAGCACAACAAACGCAGAATGAAACGAATCAGATGTGAAACAACAAACCAACGAAATTATTACACCACATGAGCATGAAGAAACTTGATTGATTGTTGAAGATCAAACAGATTCAATTGACTGACATGCAGAAGAAACGATACAATGAGCTAGTAAAAGAATTGAATGAGTTGAACTGATTTGAAGTTTACCCACTAATTCCAGTGATATCTGAGAATCAGACTGATGAACCTGAACCAGTGAAACAACAGAAACCAAAAAAGACCGAAGAACAAGCTAATTTAGATGATAAGATAAACGCTATCTATGAAATGTTACCAATGATCAGAGAAACAAATAGTATTTGTCAGTTTATGTTAGAGAATAGATGATTCAATGCTGCTTACAAAGGTTACTTAGAAAAAGATAGTCAGAAACGTAAATCTGAACAACTATACGCAGTATTAGATTTCTATTGAATAGCACATACTGAAGAAAGAAACGTAGAACTATTATCAAATATTGTTTACTATAAACAAGAACATATTGATACAGTATGTCAGTATCTAGCTTTAGAATGACTAGGCTATGATCGTGATGATTTTAGATTGAGAAAATAACAATGAAAAAAAACATTACAGAAGCTACAATAGATAAAAAAATTGCAGTCATGAAAGAGTTATTAGAACACCCATGACGGAAACTTGTTGTAAAAGAAATTGATAAGGTTATGAGCGATATAAAAGCTAAGTTTTGGATTCCATGTAGTGATCAAAACTTTAGATTCAATGCACATAATCTTATAACTGAAAGAATAACAGCACTACATGTTATAAAAAATCTACCAAATATGACATTATTTGATTTTGAACAGATTATGAAATCAGATAAAGAATGAGTAAAACCAATGGAACAAAGATTAGAAGAATACGATAAAAAATTATTTAATGATCTTGCAAAGTTTATGAAGCTATAATCCCTAACGGGATTATATAGGTATGTATTGGTTTTTTGGTTATTGTAACCTGTTTTGCAAAGCCATGTGATGTTTTCCAATACATATCTATATAAATCTGTTGATTTATTAAAAAGTTTTATTATATTACCAACAATAGTCATGAGTAATCAGGACAACACCGAGTCAGGTATAAATGACAACAGCCAATCATCAGGCACATTTGATGAAGAAAACCAAGATAATTTCAACGATGACGAAAATCAAGAAGATTGATCTCAGGAAGATGAAGAAGATGAATGAGATGAATCAGAAGAACTTGATAGATCATGAAAACCTATTAGTAAGGCAGAGAAGCATAGATTATATGCTATCACAAATATACAAAATAGGAAAATTAAGGAAATGGAAAAGGAACTTTCACAAATTAGAAATTCAAAAAATCTAAGTGAAGATGACCTTGCAAAAATTAGAGAGAAATACAGTGAAGAAGATTTAGAAGTTATTGAAAAAATTATTGATAAGAGAACTACAGAGTTATTAGACAAACGTCAATCAACATCTTTAGCACAAAAAGAAATGAATATCTTTATAAAGGAACACCCTGAATTAGATGATCCTGAATTAAGACATATTAAATCTTTGCAAAAAGAGTATTGATACAGTCTAAAAAAAGCTTATAGCATCTTATTTGGTAGAAATGAAGTTAGCAATAACAACAATAAACCAAAGCACTCAGTATCCAATAGTTTCTGATGAGATTCACGTTGATCGTCTAAACCAAATGCTTCTAATGATGATAGCAAAGCTATGAAAGACATGGAAGCATATATGTGAAACAATTAAAAAAAACAATACATGGTAAATAAAACAGGGAATTTTATTTACTTTAAAACGATTTAACCATGATGGATTATAATTGAGCGAAAGCTAGTTCTAGCACTTCGTCTAATGCATTTTTGAATAAAATAGTAAAAAATGTACTTAAAAACTTTGAACCAAACGTAGTATTTAATCAATTCGGTATGATGCCTATTGATGACAGTGCTGCTGATAATGTAGTTTGGGCTAAGTTTCCTGCTTTAAATGTTACTGCTGCACAATCTGAAGTTATTGATTGAGTTACTCCAAACGATATTTCATTTACAGCTGAAACTATTACTGCGGTTTCTAAACAATACGGTTTATATGTTATATTAACTGATAAACTTACTAAAAAAGCATTATTTAATATGTCTGACATAGTATCTGAAATTCTTTGAGATAATATGGCTAGAATTATTGATAATGTAATACAAAATGAAGTTACTGATAATGCTACAAATAGGATATATGCTTCTACTACATCAGGTTGAACTAGAGCTGCTAATAGAGCTGCTTTGTGATCAACTTCTGCAATGTTTACTTATGATATCGCTTGTGCCGCTACTAAATTGAAATGAGGTAACGCACCAAGACGAGCTGCATGAGCATTCGTTGGTATAGCACACCCATTTGTTACTCACTACATATCTACAGAATCATGAGCAGGTTGACGATTGGCTATTAAACAATATACAACAGCATGAGCTGAAGATATCTACAGATGAGAAATAGGTATGATTCATGGAGTTAGAATGATTGAATCTTCTAACGTAAAAACATACGCTTCTACAATAACAGTTTATCCTACAGTTTTCTTATGAAAGAGAGCTTTTGGTATCACTGAATTACAATCACTTGAAACTATAATAAAAGGTTTTGGTTCTGCAGGTACTGCTGATCCATTAAATCAGAGAATGACAATATGAGTAAAGAAAGCATTTGCTGCTAAGATTCTTAATCAAGCATCTATAGTAGTATTTGAATCTGCATGAGTTACTGTCTAATCTATAGGGGGATTGTAAAAGATCTCCCATTTTCTTTTTATTCATTTAAATTTAATCTCCGATGACTGAAAATTCATTAAAACAAACTGATAGAAAACTAAGAGATCTTAATGTAGATTCTTCTAGTTGTCTTGAAAACTTTATGGACTACGCAGTAGGTTCTATATTAGCAGGTAATGGAATACCTGTAGTTACTGATGCAGTAACAAATATAGTTGCTACAAGACGTAACACATTTTACGTAACAAATATCAACGCACAAACTTTGCTTACTCCTGCAAATGCTGCTACATGATTGGATATAGCATGAGATGCTACAGCTTGAGATTGATATGAAATTACTTTGCAAAATCCTTGAAATACTGATGCTAAATTTAATTTTACTGTTGGTTCTGAACCAGTAGGATTCTATATTGAAGCTTGTATAACTACAGCTGATATTAGTTGAGCTGCTGAATTGTTAGTTGGTTTTAGAAAAGCATGAGTACATGCAAACGCTAGGGCTACTTATTCTGATTATGCTTATATTGGTATGATCCAAGCTGATATTAAAATTGCTACAGATTTAGCTGATGCATGAGAAACATTGACTGATACTACTATGAACGCAGCTGATGGCTGACAAGTTACATTGAGAGTAGAAGTTACTACAGATGGTAAAGTTAGTTACAAAGTAAAAAACTGATCAACTGCAACTCTTGCAGTTCCAACTGTATCACTTGACTACACATTTGCTGATGCTACAATAGTTGTTCCATCTATAAGATTGATACAACACTCTGATATAACTGGTACATGTATTGTAAATTATATCAAATGTGGATACCTAAACTAAGATGATAGTTATGTAATTATATGCACAGTAGTTGTACTATTCTACTGTGCAGAATAATTATTTAGCCCTTCTTCAAACAATATGACAACAGTTATAGTTCCACAAATAATAGCAGATGCTTACATTGAAGCAAAATGTACTGCAGCAAATGTAATTCCTGCTGATGCTATAAAATATTGTGATGACATCTATCAAAAAATGGTTGATGAAAAGAAACTGATAAATGAAGATTTTGTTAAAAAATCCAGTAAGATAGATACAGTAATTTATAAAAATAAGTA